GGCGCTGAAGTGATCGAGGGTGCGGGTAGCTGGTATCTGGACGGCTCGCGAATGCTCAATGGCGCCGACTTCCTGGGCGACAGCGACGGCACGAAATGGGCCTGGTATCGCGTGCGGCTTGCCCAGCCGATTGCAAACAGCCAGGTGGCGCAGGTGAAACGGATTCTGGCTAACACCGCGCCAGCGCGCTGCTACCTGGAAGCGCTGGATTTCACCGCCGCCGCATTCATTCTGGACGGCAGCGTAAAGCTGGACGGGACATATAACCTTGGAACAGTGATTTAATGGCCAATCTTACAGAAAATGATGCTTTCGATTCTGGCGTGTATCAGTGGGAAACCACCGATTCAGCGCTGGGTGGCCCTTTGGGGGTAATGAATCGGCCGCTGCTGTCGCTGGTGAATCGTTCGCGTTACCTGCTGAACCGCCTTATGGACGGCGCGCTGGGGTTCATGGCCGACAACGGCGCTAAAAACGCCATTGCCGCGACGCTGACCCAGCCCATGCCGGGCCTGGTTGACGGGGTGAAAGTCGCTTTCAGAACGAAGGTAACGAACGACGGCGCAGTAACGCTGGCGCTGACGAACGCAACTGGTGGCCCGGCGCTGGCCACGCTTCCCGTGTACGGCAACGACCAAGCGGCACTGATCGGCGGCGAATTTCCGGCCGGGTCCGTCGTGAATGTGCGGCTGAATACGGCGCTGAATGCCGCGAACGGCGGCGCCTGGGTTGTTGAGTCGATTTCTGGCGGCTATGCCAACATTCCGACCGCGCCCACGGGCGACATGACGAAGAAAGCCGCGAACATGGCGGCCATCTTTGCTGCGACGGACGGCTATCAGGTGGTGGACGTTTCGGGTAGCACGGACACGGCGCTGACCCAGGCGCAGTATGGCGTGGCCATGCTGAAGCTAACCGGCGTGCTGGGCGCTTCGAAAAACCTGATTCTCCCCGCGCAATCGGGCCAGTGGATTATCGACAACGAAGCCACGGGCAATTTCAACGTGACGGCGAAGGCGGCGGGTAGCAGCGGCAGCACGGTTATCCTGCCTGCTGGCTCGCCTGTGATCGTGTGCAGCGACGGCACAAACGTGAAGTTTGCGAGCGCTGGCGGCCAGTCTTACATGAAGGCTTACCCGTTCTCCGGGCTGGCCACGAACACGCTGACCATTACGGGCGGCTATACGCCTGGCGCAATCATTGTCGAGCGGAACGGCGCACTTCAGGAACCCGGCACGGCAGCGACGCCCGACTACACGGCGACGGACGGCGCCACGGTGGTGCTGGCCACGGCGCTGACGGCTGACGAAACCGCGACCGTGTACACGTTCGCCACGTTCAGCGTGGCCAACGCGGTGCAGAAATCCGGCGACACCATGGGCGGGGCGCTGGCGTTGTATGCGGGATCGACGGTGAGCGCGCCCGCCGCTGGCGACAGCAGCGCGAAAATCCCCAGCACCGCATGGGTGGGCGCGAACACGCCGGGCCGCCTGGCCAACGTGCAGGTTTTCGCGGCGAGCGGGTTTTACACGCCTACGCCGGGCATGACCAAGGCAATTTTTAAGGTGCAGGGCAGCGGCGCAGGTACGGGCGGGGCGCCCGCTACGGGATCGGGTGCATTCAGCGGTTCGGCTGGCGCGTCTTCGGGCGCATACGCCGAAGTCCTGCTGACTGCCGCGCAGATTGGCGCAGGCCAAGCCATTACCGTAGGCCCTGGCGGCACTGCTGGCGCGGCTGGCAGCAGCACGGGCGGAAATGGTGGCACCGTTTCCGTTGGCTCGCTGATTTCGTGCCCTGGTGGGCTGCCTTCGTCGTCATACGGGCCGACGGGGGCATCGTTCAACGTGAACGCACCCGCTGGCCTAGCGACGTTGCCGACGATCAACGCTGGCGTGATTCTGGCGCAAACGCGAGGCAACCAGGGTGGCCCTGCAATCGGCGGCGTAACGGGTGGCGTGGTTGCGGGCGTCGGTTCGGTTTCCCCGATAAACGGCTCTATGTCCGGGCCTGGCGCGGGCGCTGGCGGAACGGCGGCAGGCGCCAACGCTGGCGCGCAGGCCGGGTTCGCGGGGGCGCCTGGGATTGTGATTGTCGAAGAATACATTTAAAGGGCGCTAAACATCATGAGTCTCGCAGCCAATCTGGCAAAACTTGGAAAGCTGCTGCTGGCGCAAGCCAGCGGCGTTATCAACGGCCCGACGCCGAACGCGGGCGACAACAGCCAGGCGGTGATTAACAGCGCCTGGTTTAAGGCCGAACAGGCGACGGAAACGGCGCAGGGTACGGCGAAGGTGGCGACCCAGGCAGTAACGAACGCAGGCACGGACGACACCACGATTGTGACGCCCAAAAAGCTGCGGGCGGGGTTTGCTATCAGCTTAGGCACAAACGGTTACATCGCGTTCCCCACGTGGCTGGGTGGCATGATTATTCAGTGGGGGACAATTTCCGCATCGACTGGTTGGGCGTGGTCATATCCGATTGCGTTTCCGACGCAGTGCGCGGGCGCATATGCGACGAACGGAGACACTGGCGCGACGTTTGTCGCGTTATATAGCGCCACAAAAACCTCTGTATTTGGCAATCGCTGGAATACTGCTGGGCAGGGCGTGAGCGGGTCAACCACAATTTTAGTTATCGGGTACTGAGGTCATGGGCCAAAAACGCGCAGCATATGACGACGCCGGAACAATCACGGCGTTCTATGACGATTCAATCAGCCCCGCGCCGCAAGGCGTGGCCACCATTCCGCTGACCGCCGATCAATGGCAGGCGTGCATCTCCAATCAGGGCGCCTACATCGTGCAGAACGGCGCGCTGGCGAATGCGCCGACAGCCACGGCAGCCGAATTGCTGGCCGCCGCGCAGGCCGCCAAGCTGGCCGAACTGACGACCGCATACCAAAGCGAAATTTACCGCGACGTGTCATATATGGGCACGACGTTTCAGGCCGACGATTACAGCCAAACGCTTGTAACCAAGTGCGTTGCGCCGGGCGCGGTGCCGAACGGATTTTTCTGGAACGACGCGGCCAACAACCCGGTGCCCATGACGTTCCAGGAATTGCAGGGCCTGGCTGGGGCCATGCTGGCGCAGGGGCAGGCGGCATTTGCGAAGCTACAAGGGTACAAGTCTGCGGTACGTTCCGCCACCGACGTGGCCGCCGTTCAAGCCATCGCCTGGGCCTAACCATGAAAGCGCGTGCAAAACTGGTTTTGCTGTGGGCCATGTGTGCCGCGTTTTCCGGCGTGCTGCTGCTGGCCATGCTGGCGCAGGCGCTTTTCGGTTCTGAGGCGCGGGCGCTGAATATGGCAATCGCCTATGACGAATGCGCGAACGCGCTTTTCGGTGACGACCCGAAGGTGACGATTTCGGAACGCACGGGCAATGCGCTGATCGCGGGCAAGCGCTGGGCGAAGTTGGCGGCGCCGTGCATAGATTTCATTTTCGGGCCAGGGCACTGTCTTTCGAAGGCCACCACACCACACTGAAAGCGACTTTCAAGCGGCAGCCATTGGCCACCTTCGGGTGGTCTTTTTTTGCCCAAAACCCCGCCGTGGAACGGTTAGCCGCCCAGCGCGATGATTGCGCCAATATTAAGGGGTGGCCCATTACATGAGCACAGACTTTCTCCACGGCGTAGAAGTCCTGGAAATCAACGACGGTTCGCGGACCATTAGCATTGCGTCCAGTTCGGTTATTGGCATTATCGGCACCGCGCCGAATGCCGACCCGGCCGCATTCCCGCTTAACACGCCCGTGCTGGTGGCTGGCTCGCGTGTGGAGGCGGCCAAGCTGGCGGCGCTGACGACTTCGGCGGATAACGGCACGCTGCCGGATGCAATCGACAGCATTTTCGATCAGTCCAAGGCTGTTTTGATCGTGGTTCGCGTGGATGCTGACGAAGACCCGGCCGCGCAGCTTGCCAATCTGATTGGCGGCGTTGACGCGAGCGGCAATTACCTGGGCGTCCAGGCTTTCGTGGGCGCCGAACACGTGACGGGCTACAAGCCGCGCATTCTGCTGGCGCCGGGCTTCACGCACCAGCGCGTGGCCAACGGCGTTTCCACGCTGGCAATCGGCAACGCGGGCGCTGGCTACACGGACGGCACTTACGCGCTGGTGGCTACGGGCGGCGGTGGCGGCACGGGCGCAGCAGCCACGGCGACGGTGGCAGGCGGCAAGGTTACGGCCGTTGCCATCGCGAAAAACGGCGGCGGCTATACGGCCGTACCGACGTTCGCACTTCCTGCTGGCGCAGGCGCAGGCACGACCCAAGCCACCTTCACGGCGACCACGGGCACGGTGGCAAACGCGGTGGTGGCGGAAATGCTTGGCATTGCCGAATCGCTGCGCGCCGTGATTATCGCGGACGCGCCCAGCACGAACGACGTGGACGCCATCGCATACGCGGGCGATTTCGACAGCCGCCGCGTGTACCTGGTTGAACCCCAGGTGACGAAGACCGACAGCAGCGGCAACAACGTGACCGCCTTCACCAGCGCCCACACGGCTGGCCTGATTGCGAAGTCGGACAACGAACGCGGCTTCTGGTGGTCTCCGTCGAACCAGGCCATTAACGGCGTGACGGGCACCGCTCGCGTGATCGACTTCACCATGGGCGACACGACCTGTCGCGCCAATCTGCTGAACGCTAAAAACGTCAACGTCGTGATTCGCCAGAACGGTTATCGACTGTGGGGCAATCGCACGCTGTCGAGCGATGCCAAATGGACGTTCCTGTGCGTGGTTCGCACGGCCGACATCATCGCGGACAGCCTGATGGCGGCGCACCTGTGGGCGGTGGACCAGGGCATTACGAAAAACTACGTCAACGACGTGGTGGAAGGCGTGAATGCGTTCCTGCGCAACCTGGTGGCCCGTGGCGCGATCCTGGGTGGCCAGTGCTGGGCAGACCCGGACCTGAACACGCCGGACCAAATCGCGGCCGGTGCAATCGCGTTCGATTTCGACTTTACGGCCGTGTACCCGTCCGAGCGCGTCACATTCCGCAGCCACCTGGTGAATGACTATATCGCCAGCATTTTTTCGACTAGCGCGAGCTAAAGCCCATGCCGATCCAGAATATCCGCAAGTATTTCAACGTCTTTTATAACGGGCTTGGAAAGGCTGGCAAGTGCGAGGAATTCAACCCGCCGAAGCTGGCCGCCAAGCTGGAAGACTTCCTGGGCGGCGGCATGTTCGCGCCCGCCGAAATCACGATGGGGCTAGAAAAGCTCGAATCGGATTTCACGCTGAAGTCCTACGATAAAGACGTTATCGCAACTTTTGGCGTGACCGAAGGAACGGACATTACCGTGTCCCTTCGCGAAGTGCTGGAAGACGACGACGGCACGCAAACCGGCGTGGTCCACACCCTGCGCGGCAAGGTGAAGGAAATCGACCAGGGTTCCGTGCAGACCGGCACGGCCGCCAAGCTGAAAACCACGCTTACCCTGAAGTATTACAAGCTGGAACACGGCGGCACCACGGTGCTGGAAATCGACGTTGTGAACATGGTTTTCAAGCGCAACGGCGTGGACGCACTGGCTAACGTGCGCAGCCTGCTGGGCATCTAAAGACGGCGCAGGGCTGGTGCAACGCCAGCCCTGAAAGCGACTTTCATAAAAACAGGAATCATCCATGGCAACCCGCAAGCAAACCGAAGAAAAGAAAACGCCCGAAGACTTCGTGGAATATATCGAAGGCTTCGCAGATATTACGCTGTCGCGCCCGCTGGACGTGGCAGGCGTTCCGGTGAAAAAACTCCGCATGCGCGAGCCGACCGTCCGAGACCAGCTTGTGTATGACAAGCTGAAGGGAAGCGACATTGAGCGCGAAGTAACCATTTTCGCCAATCTGTGCGAAATGGACGAAAAGCAAATGCAAAGCCTTTCCGTTCGCGACTACCGGCGCGTGTCGGCGGCCTACTCCGGTTTTCTGGACTAGCGCCCGCGCTTATCCGACGCGGTGCGCTTTCCCTGGCCAGCCATACCGGCTGGGGCGAATCGGAAATATTAGGCATGGCCGCTTCGCGGTTCCTGTGGTGGATCGACGGTCTAAACGAACTGACAGCGAGCGATGGCGAATAAGCGGCTAAATGCCACAATCGTTATTGGTGGCACGATTTCCGGCGCGCTTAAGGGCGCGCTGGGCGTGGCCCAAAACGGGCTGAAGCAAATCAGCAGCGAAATGGGGCGCGTTACCAAGCGCCAGGTTTTGCTGGGAAAGTCTATCCAGACGTTTTCCCGCATGGGTAAAGACGTTTCGGCATTGCGCAACGAGTACGCAAAGACCGTTGACACAATCGACCGCCTGCGCCGGGCGCAGGAACGGCTAAACAAATCCCAGGCGAGCTACACCAGCGCGAAGGAAACCCGTTCGAAACTGAACGGCGCGGCCGTGCGAATGGGTGCGGCTGGCCTGGCGATTGGCGGCGTTCTGTCCAGGGGCGTGCACTCTGCAATCGAGCGTGAAAACGTCGTGGCCGTGATCCGCAATTCTGGCGTGTCGAAGGAAGACGGCGACGCCATGATTAGCGCCGCGCAGCATTCAAAGCAGTTTGGCGTGTCAGTCACGAAGGCGACGGACACGGTTAGCGAACTGCGCACCGCGCTTGGCGACGCACACCACGCTATCGAAGCGCTGCCAACGGCGCTAAAAGCGATTTCGGGTCTTCAGCTTTACGACCGCCTGCACCACACTGATATGGCATCGGGCGATTCTGCCTATCAGATGGCGAAGGTAGCCGACGAGCGCGGCGGGGCGACCGACCCGGCCGCCATGCGCGAAAAATACAATTGGGCGTTTAAGGCGCTGACTGGCTCAAACGGCAAAGTGACTGTGAGCGATCTGCTTACGTCCGTGCGTTCCGGTAAGGGCGCCGTGCAGGCAATGAGCGATGAAGCGTTTTTCGGTGATACGTTTTTGCAGCAAAGCATGGGCGCCGACCGTTACGGCACGTCCAGCAGTTCGCTGGTAAATGCGTGGATCGGCGGGCACCAAACGCACGGCGCGTTTGACCACATGATGCAATTGGGCCTGCTGAACAAAAAGGGCGTGAAGTTCGACAAGACCGGCAAGGTTAAGACGATCTCGCCTGACGCGCTGGTGGACGCTCAAACGTTCCTGAAAGACCCGCAAACCTGGGTGGATAAACACCTGGTGCCGCTGGCGAAGAAAAAGGGCGTTGACGTGAACGACCCGGCGCAGGTTATGGCGTTTGTAAACGCCATCGCGTCGAACACGAACGCGGCAAACATGCTGCTAAG